GAGGATATGGCTCTAAATTTAGGATTCTCAGGATTCCGTAGAGGATATGACTTCTATAAGACTGATTGGAAATATCTTAACGACCCAACTATGCGTGGTGATATCGTTGGTGGAGCTATTAATGGGGTATTAGTACCTGCAGGTTCTACAACTGTTTACGACCAAGTGTTAGGTAAAAACGCTAAGAGACCTTTCTTGCATGTTCGTTATAGAGCGAGTGAAACTGAAGATAGACGTTATAAGACGTGGATTACAGGTTCTGCAGGAGGAGCAGCTACATCGGATCTTGATGCGATGGAAGTTAACTTCTTGTCTGAAAGAGCTTTATGTACTCTAGGTGCTAATAACTTCTTCATCTTTACTAATTAAGAAGTAGATTATAAATATGTAGTAGTTACCCTCGTTGAAATGACGAGGGTAGTTATTACTTTTAATAAAATTTAAATTAAATAAAATGAAAAAAAGTAAAAAGATATTTGTAGACAAGGTCTACAGACTAACTAAAGAAAAGGCTCCATTGAGCTACACAATTGCTTCTCGACATACCAAGAGAAAATCACTATTATATTTTGACGAATCCACGGGAGTTAATAGGGCAATTCGTTATGCTAAAAATCAAAAAAGTATTTTTGAAGAAGAGCAAGACGGAAATGTAATATTAGAGCCGATTATTTTTGAAGATGGATTTTTAATAGTTCCTAAGCAAAACCAAATACTTCAAGAATTTTTATCTTTTCACCCTGCTAATGGAAAAGAGTTTGTAGAGGTGGATAAAGAAGCTGATGCTTCTGTAGAAGTTGATAATTTAGATTTAGCATTAGATGCCCAGGTATTAGCAAGAGATTTAGATGTTGAGATGCTAGAGACTATTGCAAGAGTTGTAATAGGATTAAATATTGAAAAAATGACTTCAGCAGAACTTAAAAGAGATGTTAGGATTTTTGCGAAAAGATACCCTGATGAGTTTATGGAGTCAATCAATGATCCATTACTTTCACTACAGAACAAGTGTTCTAAATTCTTTGGCGAAGGTTTACTTGTTTTGAAAAACAAAAAAGATGTTTATTATAACTTAAAAGGAAATAAAAACAAGTTGTTGACAGTTCCTTATGGAGAAGATCCATTGTTTATTTTAGCATCGTTTTTGCAAAGCGATGAAGGACTAGAAGTTCTAAGAATATTAGAATCTAAATTAGATTAATCAAGGAGGCCTCAAAAAAAAGAGGCCTCTTTTTTTTTCGTATCTTTGTACAAAGAAAAATAGAGCAGAATGTCGTTAATCAATACAGTCAGAGCTACTGTGCTTTCCATTGCAAATAAGAATAATTTTGGATATATCACTCCTAATGATTTTAACTTATATGCAAAACAAGCTCAGCTAGATTTATTTGAAGATTACTTTTATCAATATAATAGTTGGAATGTCAAGCAGAATGTTAGACAATCTGGAACAGGTTATGCAGATATTGTAAAAGGATTAGAAGAGGTTGTAGATAGTTTTTCATCAACAAAAGCTTTGTTAAATTCTTCATTAAATTTATTTGACTTACCTGAAGATTATTATTTGATTAATAAGATAAACTACTATCCTACCCTAGTTGATTCAGGATTAGTAGATTCAGTAACGCCTCCCGCGTCTACAACACTTACAGACACCACGGCCACTTTTTCCAGTTCAGGTGTAAAAGCAGGAGATGTTATTTCAAACCTAACCACAGGAGAGTTTGGGTATGTACAGCAGGTAATTAGTCAAACCGCTTTAGTTGGAACGCAAATATGGGATTTAGGAAATGAATATGCAATTGTAAAAAATAGCGCAATGAGAGAAATTGAAAGAGTTTCTCAAAACAAGATATTCTATTTAAACGCATCTCACTTAACTCAGCCAAGCACACTATACCCTGCTTATGTGTTGGGTGGGGCTACAGGATCTCTATATGGAAATACCATTACAGTATACCCAGACAGCATTAACACGGTAGGAACGGTTATTAGTCAATACATAAGGTATCCAAAAGATCCCAATTGGACATATGTTCAGTTGCCTGGAGGAGAACCTTCGTTTGAAGAAACGGCTGCTGACTATCAAGATTTTGAATTACCAAAATCAGACGAAACGAATTTGATAAATAAAATCCTTCAGTATGCAGGAGTATCTATAAGAGATGCTTCGATTGCGCAATTTGGAAAGGCAGAAGAAACTGAAGCTAATAAACAAGAAGGACAATAATTATGGCATTTTTAACAGAGTATCAATATTACGCAAACAACGGGAACCTTCCTGAGGATGAGAATTGGGGTTCATATCAATACATGACTTTAGATGATATTGTAACCAATTTTATGCTCATGTATGTAGGTAATGATAAATTGATAAACAATGTTGAAAGATACAATGTGTTGTTTCATGCAAAAAGAGCTATTCAAGAATTGAACTATGATTCAATGAAGGAAATTAAGGTTTTAGAGCTAGATGTTTGCGACACACTAAGATACGTTCTTCCGCATGATTATGTTAATTGGGTGAGATTATCATTGTATAAAAATGGTACGCTTATGCCACTTACAGAAAATATTCAAACAAATTGGAGCGATGCTTATTTGCAAGACAACAATTGTAGAATTTTATTTGATCACGATGGAAATATACTAAAACCATCGACATCAACGGTTGATTTACAAAGAATTACAGGTGGAAAGAAAAGTATTTACTTAAACAGTCAAAGTCCTTATAATAATCAAGAAGGATATTTTTACAATGGACTTTGGTATTTTGAATACCCTGTTGGAGGAAGATATGGGTTAAACACAGAAACAGCAAATAAAAATCCTACGTTTAAAATAAATAAAGCGAGCGGAGTTATTAATTTTAGCTCTGATATGGCAAATGAACTATGCGTTCTTGAATATGTTTCTGATGGAATGGAAAAAGGCGATGCTTCAAAGATTAGTGTAAATAAATTATTTGAAGAATTTATATACGCCTATATCAAGTATGTAATCTTAAACAGCAAAATAGGTGTTCAGGAGTTTATTATAAATAGGGTTAGAAAAGAAAAATCAGCCCTTTTAAGGAATGCAAAATTAAGATTGAGTAATATACACCCTGGACGATTATTAATGAATCTAAGGGGTCAAAATAAATGGATAAAGTAATATGCCTAAGATTCAAAAGAATTTTATAAAAGGACGCATGAATAAAAGCGTTGATGAGCGCCTTGTTCCACAAGGTGAATACATTGATGCTTTAAATGTTCGGTTAGGGTCAACTGAAGGCACGGAAATAGGTGCTGTAGAAAACTCTAAGGGTAATGAATTATTGGTTCAAGTTTTATTTCAAAACCAAGCGCTAAGTAATCAGGCTAAGTGTATTGGTGCTTTTGAAGATGGAGCAAACGAAACCATATATTGGTTTATTCATGACGAAAACAATCTTAATTCATCTACAGAAAAAGTAGATTTGATTGTATCATACAACGTAAGAACTTTCGCCTTAACATACCATGTTATTTCGACATCAATTTTGAACTTTGATAAGGATTATTTGATTAATGGTGTAAATTTAATTGGTGATTTGTTATTTTTTACAGACAATTTAAATCCACCAAGAAAGATAAACATAACAAGAAGTTATTTACAGCCTGATGTTAATACGACAGTTGATCAAATTACAGAACAGGATATAGGCGTTATTTTAGCGCCACCACTAAACGCTCCTACAATTCAACAATTTAAAGTCGGAGGAGGGGAAAACTACATGGAAGAAATCTTGTTAAGCTTCGCTTATAGATGGCAATATGAGGACGGAGAATACTCCGCTATGTCTCCATTTAGTGAGTATGCATTCACTCCAGGTCCTTTTAATTTTGATTATTCGAATTACAATCAAGAAGGTATGAGGAATATCTTCAATAGCGTTTCAGTTAATTTTGACACAGGTGGAAGAAATGTAAAAGACATTGACGTAATTTTTAAATTTAGCACAAGTCAAAGTGTAAATGTCATTGAGAGGTTTAATAAAGTAAATGAAGGATGGCTAGACAATGTTGAGCAGTCTATTACATTTACAAACAAAAAAATATATACTACTCTTCCCGAAGAGCAATTGCTTAGACTATATGACAACGTTCCTTTAAAAGCACAAGCACAAACCATTATGGGTAATAGGCTTATGTATGGAAACTATGTAGATGGATATGATATTGTTAATAAGGACGGAGCTGATATTTACTTGGATTATGACTTAGAGTTAATTAGCGAATCATTGTCTTCGGATGAAATAACAGGAAGTCTATCTAATTTTACATATAGCATAGATGGTTCTAACTCAGTTAATAACGCTACCGCAACTATTGATTTTGGAGGAGATAATGTAATATTAGAAGAAGGTGCTCAAATAGGTGTTGACTTTTCATTTATTAGCGCAGGATTCACAGGAGACCCTTCATATCCAGATGGTAGTGAGCCTGAAAATGAATTTGTAGAAACTTTTCTATTTGTTTTACAGCAAGATTATTCTAGTGTTTATGAAATGGCAATTAGCCCAGAGTTTATAGCAGCTGTACAAGAGTTTGTTCCTATTGCAGACAACCCATGTATAGGGAATCCTGCGGGAACGGGTGACCAGGGGACGTCTCTTACAGATATATTTGTTTGTGGCGCAGTAGCTAAAAGCGGATTTTCAAAAGTTGGTTTTGGTCTAACCTCTAGTCCTCAAGGAATATTGATTGGCGCCTCTCAAGGAAGTACAGAAATAAGCTTTACTTTACCCGCTATTAAATTTCAAGAATTTGACCAAACAGTAACACCCCCTGTTGCCGTTGTTCCAGAAGTAATTGCTTATGAATATTTGCAATGCGTAAGTGCGACAGGCTTATATTCTCAAAGTTCTTCAAAAGAATCTTTACACAGCAACAGAGATTATGAAATAGGAGTTGTATATATGGATGAATACGGTAGATCATCAACTGCTTTAGTTGATACAGATAACACCGTATTTGTTCCATGTGATAAATCAATAGAAAAAAATAGCATTAGGGTAACAATGAATAGCTACCCTCCTTATTGGGCAACTAAATATAAGTTTGTTATAAAGGAATCAAAGGGGCTATACCGAACGATTTATAGTAATATATTTTTCAGAGAAGAAGAGACAGGTGATGCATATTATTTATTAGATGGAGATAATAGAGATAAAGTAAAAGACAACTCTGTTTTATACATTAAATCAGACACCAATGGCCCTGTTTTAAATTGCGCATCTACTAAGGTTTTAGGTTTTGGATCTGAAGCTGAAGATTTTTTATGTAAAAAAGATGCAGATGGTAATGTAATTGAAGGAACATGTGGGCAGCCAACAGGCACATACATGAAGTTAAAGCCTTCTAATTTTGCGGCTAACAAACCTCCTAATGCTTTTATAGAAAGAAGTGGTGGTGATGGAGATGATTATCCTATCGTTGCGGTTAGTGTTTCTCTTGAAAATCCTGATGCTGTAGGCGGAGGGGATGAATTTATAGATATAGATATTCCTGCGGGATCCTTGATTAGGATAGCATTTGATGCAAACAGGAGGAGCAGAGGAAGCAAGTGTGGTGGTAGAAAATATGTTTATGATAAAAACTTTGTTGCCTCCACAGACTATGATAATTTACATTCTTTTATTATAGGAGACAGGATTGACCTTACAAGTGGAATTACTTCTGGAAGTGACGACACTATAAATGTAGTAAACCAATATGATGATATAAAAGGTTTTGCAGATTTCTCTGTTAGGGGGTCAAATGGACAAAGCTATGTTGGTTTTCAAAGGCAAGATGCTAATAGTGCAGATGGAAGACCAAACAATAATAACTTGTTCTTTTGGTGGTCTCCAGGTACTCCTAAATGTGGCTCACCTGACAAGAGGGGGTCATATGCGGCCGTAGGCATACAAATTGAAAGGGCGTCTACTTTAACTGTTTTTGAAACAGAGCCATTAGAGGCGAATGATGAATT